AAACACAAGATATGGAAAAGGTTTAACAACTGATGAAATAGATTTACAAAGTTTTTATGATGCTTCTTTAGTTTGCGAAACACAAGTAACTCCATATTCAGGTGGAAGTGATATTAATATATTTGATACTAATGTTGCTTTAGATACATCAAAAAATCTTATTAGTAATGTTAGAGAATTAATTAAAGGTTGCAGAGGTTATCTTCCATATTCGCAAGGTAAATATAGTTTAGTTATTGAAACAACAGGCACAGCTTCTATCACATTAACTGAAGATGATATTATAGGTGGATATTCATTGTCTACACCTGATAAAAATGAAAGATATAATAGAGTTATAGTTGGTTTTGTAAATCCTGATAGAAATTTCCAAGTTGATGAGGTTCAATGGCCACCAATAGATGATTCAGGACTTCCAAGTGCTGACCAACATGAAACTATGAAAACTGCTGATGGTGGATTTTTGTTAGAGGGTAGATTTTCATTCACAACTTTAACAAATCAATATCAAGCTGAAGAAATGGCTGAAGTTATTTTAAGAAGATCAAGAGAAGCATTATCTTTAGGAATAACTGTTAGTTTAGATGCTTACGATTTAGCAATAGGAGATATAGTTAATATTACACATAGTTCATTAGGATTCTCTGCTAAACCATTTAGAGTTTTAGGAATGACTTTTAATGAAGATTATACTGTTGGTTTATCTTTAGTAGAACATCAAGATAGTCATTATACATGGGCAACAAAAGTACAAGCACCCACAGTACCAACAACAACTTTACCTAATCCATTTACTATCCAACCACCATCAAGTGTAACATTAGATGATACCTTAATTGAATATAATGATGGTACAGTCATAGTAGCATTAGATGTAACTATAAGTGCTTCTCCAGATAGCTTTGTTGATTATTACCAAGTGGAATACAAATTAAGTACAGATTCAGATTTTATTATCTATGCACAAGGCTCAGGGTTAAATCACAGAGTTTTAAATGTAATTGACCAAGAAGTTTATGATGTCAGGGTAAAAGCTGTTAATAGTTTCGGGGTATCATCAACTTATGTTTCAGCACAAAGAACAATCATTGGTGCAGTAGAACCACCAGCAGATGTAGAAGATTTTTCTGCTAATGTAGTAGGACAACAAGCACATTTAAGTTGGACACAAATACCAGATTTAGATTTAGCATATTATCAATTAAGATTTAGTGAAGAAACAAATGGAACTGCTGATTGGCAAAACTCAGTAGCATTAGTAGAAAAAGTATCAAGACCAGCAACTTCTATTTCTGTTCCAGCTAGGCAAGGAACTTATTTAATCAAAGCTGTAGATAAACTTGGTAACTTTAGTTCAAATGCAACAGCTATTATTTCTAATGTAGTTGGAGTAACTAATTTTAACAATATAACAACTGTATCAGAACACCCTGACTTTGATGGGACTTTAACAAATGTTGTAGTTAATGATAGTACAATACAATTAGATTCATCAGAATTGTTTGATTCAGCACAAGGAAATTTTGATGATGAAACAAGTAGATTTTTTGATTCTGGTGTTACTAATTCTGACTTTTATTCTAGTGGTAATTATTTATTTTCAGATGTTGTCGATATAGGTGCTAAACATACTTGTAGAATAACTGCAACATTATCACAAACCTCAGATAACCCAGATGATTTGTTTGATAATAGATCAGGATTATTTGATACTACAGGCTCTAACTTTGATGGAGATACACCAGCTAATGCTAATGCACATTTAGAAATAGCAACAAGTGATGACAATATAACTTTTACTGATTTTAGAAACTTTACTATAGGAAGCTATACTGCTCGTTATTTTAAATTTAGAGTTGTTTTAATTTCAAGAGATAATGCTTCTACTCCTGTAGTATCAGAAGTAACAGTTACAGTTGATATGGAAGATAGAATATTTAGTGGAAATAATATAAGTTCTGGTGCTGGAACAAAAACTGTGGTATTTAGTCAGCCATTCAAGACTACAAGTTATGCTTTAGGAATTACAGGAGAAGACCTTGATACAGGAGATTTCTTCATTATAGAAAACAAAACAATTAATGGATTTGATGTAACATTTAAAAATTCAAGTAATACAGCAGTATCAAAAACATTTGATTTTATTGCAAAAGGCTTTTAAAAGGAGTATAAAACAATTATGGCACAACACGATTACGATATAGCAAACCAATCATTTCCTAGTTTTAGAGCTGATCTTAATGGAGTTTTAGAAGCTGTTAATACATCTAATTCAGGAACTTCAAGACCAACATCAGCAGTTGCGGGGACTGTTTGGCTTGATGTAACCAATGCAACAAATCCAACTTTAAAATTCTTTGATGGGACAGATGATATATCTTTAGCACAATTTGATTATTCAGCTAATACTGTGAACTGGTTAGATTCAACAGTAGCAACAGATTTAGTAAATGACACAACTCCACAATTAGGTGGAGATTTAGATTTAAACAGTTCAGATATTACAGGCACAGGAAATGTAAATATTACAGGTTCAGTTACTGCCACATCTTTTTCTGGAGATGGCTCAGCATTAACAGGATTACCAAGTGGAGATGTTGTTGATGATACCACTCCACAACTTGGTGGCAACTTAGATGTTAATGGTAATTCAATCGTATCAGTATCAAATGGAAATATCTCAATCACTCCTGATGGAACAGGAAAAGTTATTATAGATGGTTTATCACACCCAACAGCAGATGGAACTAATGGACAAGCATTAGTAACTGATGGTTCTGGTAATTTATCTTTTGGAGATGTTTCAGTAAGTTTAAGTGCAGTAGGAGAATCAATTATTCCATCAACAACTGATACTTATGATTTAGGTTCTTCATCTTTTGTTTGGAGAAACATATACACAGGAGATTTACATTTATCTAACGAAGCAAAATCAGAGGGTAACTCTGTAGATGGCACTAAAGGTAATTGGACTATCCAAGAGGGTGCTGACGATCTATTTATTGTTAATAACAAATCAGGCAAAAAATATAAGTTCAAACTAGAGGAGATTTAACATGGCTTTTATCTCCAATGGCACTACAATTTTAGATGCTGGTGCATTTAATGTTAATTTAGGTTCAATGGTTTTATTATCTGAACAAACAGCATCAGCTTCAGCTAACATAAGTTTTACAAGTGGAATAGATAGTACATATCCTATTTATAAGTTTGAGTTTATCAATGTTCATCCTCAAAATGATGCAGTTAATTTTCAATTTAATTTAAGCACAGATGGTGGAAGTAATTATAATGTTACAAAAACCACTACTTCAGTTTATGCTTTTCAAGATGAAGCTGGTGGTAGTACAGGATTAGGTTATCATACTCCTACTGATTTAGCACAATCTACAGCATTTCAACAATTAAATAATACTGGGGGAATAGGCAATGATAATGACCAATCATTATCTGGAACATTACAAATTTTTAACCCTAGTTCAGCCACATTTGTAAAGCATTTTATTGCTTGTACTAATCAATATCAAAATGCAAATAATACTATAGAAGCATTTATAGCTGGGTACGGAAATACTACAAATTCTGTTGATGCTGTTAGATTTCAAATGTCATCTGGCAACATAGATTCTGGCAAAATAAAACTATATGGAATAAAGGATTCGTAATGGCAGTAGTATCAGGTGGAACAACATTAATAGACAATGGTGCTTTAGATGCTGGAGTACCAACAGGAAATTTAATATTACTTTCAACTCAAACAGCAAGTGCAAGTGCATCTATTTCATTTACATCTGGGATAGATTCTACTTATGATTCTTATGTGTTTAAGTTTATAGATATACACCCAGCTACTAATAGTGCTAGTTTAACTTTTAATGGTAGTTCTGATACAGGCAGTAATTATAATGTCACAAAAACAACAACTTTTTTTAGAGCTTACCATGAACAAAGTGGTGCTTCTAGTGCATTAGGATATAGAACAAGTGATGATTTAGCACAATCTACAAATTTTCAAATCTTAAATTTTGAAATAAATAATGATAATGATAGTAGTGGTGTTGGAGAACTTAAACTTTTTAATCCATCATCTACCACTTTTGTAAAACATTTTATACACACAGGAAATTGTGTTCAATCTACTTATACAAGAAATGATTTTGTAGCTGGATATTTTAATACCACATCAGTTATTGATGCTGTAAGATTTCAGATGTCATCAGGCAACATAGATGCTGGAACAATCAAAATGTATGGAGTAGGATAATGGCTACACTTTCACTTCGTTACAGTATAGAAATTCAAAAAGGAGTTTTCTCATGGGATTAATTAGTAATGGTTCAACAATATTCGACAATGGTTCAATGGCATCTGGCTTTGGTGGAAGTTTAGTATTTCTTGCAAAACAATCTATAACTTCTCCTGTATCTAGTGTAGAATTTGTTGATGGTTCTGGTGGAGTAGATTTTACTTCTTACAAAGAATACATTTTTTATTTTCTTAATCTGCATCCTAATTCAAATACTGAACCTTATGTAAGTATGAATTTTAGTACAGATGGTGGAAGTAATTATAATGTTACTAAAACATCTTCAGCTTTTTATTCAAGACACGCAGAAGATAATGCTTTTGCAAGTATTTCATATCAAGGATTAATAGATTTAGCACAATCAACATCTGACCAATTATTAGTTGGTGCTATTGAAACTGATAATGATAGTAGTATGTGTGGTTTTATGCATCTTTACAATCCCTCATCTAGTACATATGTAAAACATTATACAATGACAATCCAATATATGCATGATTATCCAGCTTCATGGCAACATTTTATTGGTGGGTACGCAAATACTACCTCACCTATTGATGCTGTAATTTTTAAAGGTGGTTATTC